CACCTCGGAAACGATCATAAGTGGATTTAATCACTTAATAAAATTTCTGGAGAACATTAAAAATGGCAATCTCTTCAAGTGCATTTGGCACTCTTAACAAAGCAATTTCTGCTTACACTGATGAAATGTACACACGCGCAAAGAAGCTCGTAGGTACTGAGTTAGTAGGATCAGAAGCGCAAATCAACCCTAACGGCGAAGACTTCATCGGTCAGGTTCGTTTTTACAAGCCACTCGGCAACTACGCTGTTGGCGCAACTGGCGGATCAGCAGAAGACGTAGCTGGATCTTCTAATGCAGTTGTTAACGTAGCTTCGCAAGACGAAGATTACGGAAAGACAACTAACATCAGCACTGAAGTTCAGACTTACATCAAGACTGTACGTACACACGGTGCTAACGAGTACATGGTTCAGAGCGTAATCTCTGGCCAAGACGGTCTTTCTAAGATCGCTCGTGACTTCTCTGAAACTCGTGCAGAAGACGAAGATCAAGCTCTCCGTGCTTGCTTAACTGGTGTTCAAAACACTGAGCTTAAGACAGCTAACGATCTTGCTCCTACTAAGTACAGCGATGCTTGGGCAGGAAACGCAGTTGACGCGGATCCTTCAAAGGCATTCGGTTACGTAGCGGCGTCTAGCGACACTGTTGGTACCGGTTCTGCCCTCGAGCCTCTCGTAGACTTGACTCAATCGGCCCCCGGTCGTCGTGTTGAGCACATCATCCGCGCTATGGGTGCATACTCAGACTACGCTCCTGATTTCGTATACATGGTTGTATCACCTGATACTTACCTCGACATCAAGGTTGCTAACCTCGTAGATGACGAGCGTGTAACTGATGGAAACATCTCTTTCGAGACTCTTCTCGGTGGTGTTATCCGTGTAATCGTTTCACGTAACTTCGGTGTTAGCTTGGGTAGCGTTACTTACGCCGCTCTGTCTGGCGTTACTGCAATCGAGCCAAAAGTATCTTACATGATGCTTCCTTCTTCACTGTTCATGTCTATGGTTAGCGTTCCTAACCCCGTAGCCGTTGACCGTAACGAAGGTGTTGGCATGGGTGGCGGTCGTACTACAGCTTGGTACCGTTGGGGCTATGTAATGCACCCACGTGGCTACAGCTTTACTGGCACTCAAACTGCATTCGCAACTAACGCGGCCTTGGCTGGATCTGCGGCAACTCCTGCTTGGGAGCGTAAAGCTGACATCCTTAACCTCGGTATTCTGCCTATTTTCCACGCTTAATTATCTGAGGGGTAACTGAAATGGCAATTACAAAAGGTATTACTTCTTACGTAACTTTAAACGAAGCCGACAGTTACTTTGATAATCGCTTGGATGTTAACGCTTGGTTAAATGCAGATAATCAAATGAAAGAACAGGCTTTGGTTACCGCTACTTTACAGATGGACGAGCTCTCTTGGGCAGGTCAATCTCAAGTAAGTGACCAAAACCTGGCTTTTCCTCGTGCTGGAGTCTTTAGGGATTCCAGTCGAGGGTTAAATTCTACCTTTTCTTCTTATACGTTCGTTACCACAGATGAAGTCGAAACAAGTCTCGGAAGAGATATTCAACTTCTTCGAAGAGCAACTTACGAGCTAGCTTTTCATCTTTTAAACAATGAGGGTTTAATAGATAAAACTGGTGACGTTCAGGATATTAAAGTAGGGTCTATTAGCTTAAAGAAAGTTTATTCGGCTTCGGTTCTTCCGAACACTATTAGAAAAATAGTTAGCCCAATGCTTTCCGGCGGTGGCTCTAGAAATTGGGAAGGTTATTAATCATGTCTCTTCGCAGAACTATTAATAACTCAGTTGATACTGCTTTCAGAGCGGTAGGAGATCTCGCAGAAACTGTTACTTTAAGAACATCTTCTTCTACAGATTATGATTTTACTACTGGAGAAACAAATAGCGTCGTTACAGAATCTACTGTAACTGCTATCGTACTCTATGTAGACCAAGATCCAAATGCAGAAATTGTATTGTCACCTCGGAAAGAGGTACTATTAAAAGAAACAGACTTGGGTAATCCTAACGTTTATGATCTTGTAGTCATTAACAACCAGAATCACTCTATCCTTTCATATAAAGTAGAACCGGGACTCGTAACCCTTATTGTTACGGAGGCATAATATGTCAAAGTATGTTAACGTACTTTCTGATGTTGAAGGACTTTTTGGAACTTCAGCATGGACCACTAATAACATTTCTGCCTTTCCGTCTAACTTAACGGTTCCTACTAATAAATCTGAATTCGTTAAAATTGAGGTACTGCCTTTAGACAGTAATAGCGACTATGCGCGATTCGGATTAGAAGGAAAGATTTTTATCCAGACTTATGTTCAAGCTAACAAAGGCGTAAAGCGCCTAATGGAAATAGCAGATTTACTAGATAATATTCTACAGAACAAGACCCTAGCAAACGGTACTCAAACTCGTTCGAGTTCGCTACAGGTTATAGGGATCGATCGAGATAACCCCGAGTTATTTCGAGGCGATTATGCTGTAGATTTCGTATTTTACAACTAACAAATTAACTATGAGGTTAAAAAATGGCTCACATTACTTCGATTGGTGCGGCTAAGTTCACCACTTTGGACTACGTACCTAACACCGCAAATGATGCAAACAGCGTAGCTGGTTCCTTGCATGCACTCTTTGTAGCTAACAGCGCAACCATTCTTGCAACTGAAACTCCTACTGATGAAACAGTAGAAGCTGCAGTAGTACACGTTGGTGACGTTCGTGAGTTCCCTTCACTGGGTACTCCTGCTAACATCGTAAACGTTCCTGTTTACGGTCAAGCTAC